TTAGAATATAGAGTTATATATTATATCTATATATTATATCTTAATATTATATATATTATATTATATATTGCGCGTACGAGAAAATGAATATTGACAGAAAATTAAGTCTACTTTTAGCGTTATGGGTTTTAGATAAGGTGGTAATGATAGCCTTGTTATGCTTAATTAAATAGGAGAAAGTAATGGCAGGAAAGAATAGTATAGAAGATATAAGATTCAATATTGAAAACTTGCTAGGAGCGGAAAATCTTATACAGCCAGATAGTGTAAGAGCTCTTCAGGATAATCTAAATAAATATGTCCTTGGATCGGAACAGTTGAAGACAGATGGCCAACTAGGTCCTCATACAGTAAGGGCTATAAAGCAGTTTAGAAATGAAAGTCGCTATTGGGGAGGGCATTCAAAAGTAAAGGTTAATCCTCTGGAAATATATGAACTCTATAAGAAAAGCTTAGGAGAGCCTGATAAGACTCCAATAGAGTATGAAGATATTGAGGAAGATCTTCGAGAAGGTGCTGGTGATATGGGACCTATGAGATAAATATGACTTCTCAAGTAAGATATTTATTTATCATCACTGTACCTTGTTTTATATTTGGGTTAGGAGCATATCTATTGTCGGATGGTTTTGATTATGATAATATCTATAAGAATGCTAATGTCTGGTATAAAGTATCCACAGATGAGCTGAATCCAGGAGAGATAGTAGCTTTAGATATGACTGGAGGATATTCTAAATGTGATGATGCCTATGTCTATTTTGCAGTCAAGGTTGTTGATTCTGATGAGATAGTAATGGTCATCTTTCCCAATGGAGGTCAATGGTATTCTGACCCAGTAGATACTACATCTATAGAGATACAGAAGCATTTTGGTCAGTTGGAAAAGGATCTTAGGAAATGACCTATGACTTGGGAAGAAATGTATAATAACGCATTAGAGGTTATCAAGGAGTTAAATGAAGAGATCAAAGTTTTGAGGAAAATTGTAAGAGTCCAGTTACCAATTATAGGAAAAGACAATGAGAACGTATAGAGTATCAAATATATATCATAAAGTCTTCGACGACAAGGAAGAGCTGCCGTCAGGGGTGGATGTCACTCCTGAATGGCGAGATGCCAAGATAGGTGACTGGGTGGAAGCAGACGATGGGTGTTATATCCAGATTCTACGTAGAGGAAAGATGCAGGCTACATGGGGTAAGAATCGGATACGTCACTATGTTGGCACTTGTACGGGAACTTTTATGTGTAATAAGAATACAAAGATGGATACCTCTAAGCGTGAGAATGTATGGAGCTTATCTGGTAAGAATACAGAGAAGATTATCTTTGATAGAAAGACTCTTACTAAGAAAGAATTAGTATTTGTACAATTTATAGTAAGAGGTGTATCTTTACGGGATGCCTATTTAAATGCTTTTGATACAAATAACCCAAGATACGCATCAGAACAGTCTGCTAAATTAATGAAGACAGAGAGGGTTGTAAAAGCTATGAAGGAAGAGTTAAAGCCAGTTTTAAAAGAATTAAACATTGACGACAAATCAGTCTTGAAGGGCATCAAAGAGGTTGCAGAGGGCGATGAGAAAGCCGAGACTAGACTAAAAGCTTTATTTAAGCTTTCAGATATCTTGGATCTCGAAGATAAGACCCAAACCAAAGTTACCCAGCTTAGTGGGACTGTCTTTCAAGGATTTGGTGACAATGTGTTAGAAGAAGTCCAACGTCCAAAGGAGATCACCAAATAATGGCTGATACAATTGATATTGGTGATACTCCTGATAATAGTCCACTAAAGACTGGGGACATGAGAAGAAAGTATGACCAGTCCAAATGTGGCAAGGGCTACAAGAGTGTCAAAGGTAGGTGTGTTAAGATAAGGGAGAAGAAATAATGGCGGGCAAACGATTAGACTTATTTAAACATGATCGGGGACTTGGGGATACTGTCGCAAGAGCTATACATAAGGTTACTGGTGTTGAGCCTTGTGGTGGATGTAAGGATCGCCAGGAAAAGTTGAATAGAGTGGTTCCATATGACCCCTATCATCGCAATAAAAATGGGAAAAATAATGGCAGCTAAGAGATTAGATCTATTCAAACACGATGAGAAGGCAAGGTCTAAGGAAGCCTATCATATATGACCATACGAAGGTACGCCGCACCCAGTTAGGGAAGCGCATAAGGAGAAGAAAAAGAAATAGATGGCAAATGTTAATTTCCATAATGTATCTAAAGAAGAGCAGACTTTGCGATTAGCACAGAATGATCTTATTGCATTTGGTAAGTTGTTTCTTCCAGATGATTTCAAAAGATCTGAAACTCCTTTCTTTCATTATGAAGTGGCAGATGCTATTAATGATCCTGATGTACGACAGTTAGCAGTTATACTGCCTAGAGGTCATGGAAAGACAGTATTAACGAAATGTGGTATTATGCATGATTTTTGTTTTACTAAAGAACCTTTATTCTATGGATGGGTGGCGGCAAGTTCTAAGATTAGTGTTCCTAATCTAGATTATATTAAATATCATCTGGAGTATAATGATCAGGTGAGGTATTACTTCGGTGATCTAAAGGGAAGGAAATGGACAGAAGATGATATCGAACTTAAAAACGGCTCTAAACTTATCAGCAAATCGAATTTATCGGGTATTAGAGGTGGTGCTAAGCTTCACAAGAGATATGATCTCATTGTATTGGATGATTTTGAGGACGAAAATAATACCATTACGCCTGAGTCTAGAAGTAAAATTGCCAACCTTGTTACGGCTGTTGTGTTTCCTGCTCTTGAACCTCATACTGGTCGTCTGCGTATTAATGGTACTCCCGTTCATTACGATGCATTCATTACTAATATACTTAATGGGCATGTTAAGGCAGAAGCTAAAGGAGAAGACTACAGCTGGAAAGTGATTACATATAAAGCATTGCAGGATGATGGTGTTCCATTATGGCCTAGTTGGTTTGGTTATGATGAGATGCAGAGAAAGAAAAAGTTTTATGCAGATTCTGGACAACCTCAAAAATTCTATCAGGAGTATATGATGGAAGTCCAAAGTGAAGAAGATGCAATATTTACAAGAGAACATATTAAATACTGGGATGGTCAGTTTGTTCACGATGAAGAGACTGGCATAAGCAGTGTAATTACGGAGGATGGAGATGTTAAAGCAGTTAATGTTTTCGCGGGTGTTGATCCCGCTACGGACTCTAAGCGTAGGGATGCTGACTATAGTGTTATCATCTTTGTTGCTTGTGATATGGACAACAATATATACGTTCTCGATTATGTTAGGAAGCGCTCTTTACCTGTGCTCGGTATTCCAGGGTCTGATAAAAAGGGTATTGTTGACTATATATTCGACTATTCAAAAATATATCATCCATTGATGCATACTATAGAAGATACATCTATGTCTAAGCCTGTATTCCAGGCTATAAGAGCAGAGATGATGAGAAGAAATGATTTTTCTGTAGGATTTAGAGAAGAGAAGCCAGGAACAAGAATGTCAAAGCGTGATAGAATACAGGGCATATTAGCCCAAAGATTTGCAGTAGGGCAAATGCATATTAAGAAAACTCATTATGACTTGCAAAGAGAGATCATTACTTTTGGTCCTCGTATGGCACATGATGATACTATTGATGCACTTGCTTATGCATGTAAGTTTGCCTATCCTTGCAATTTTGATGAGGGAAAAGATGGGCAGTGGAGTAAAAAGAAACCCAAAGCTAAGTCATGGGTAACAGCATGATTAGCACATTTATATTAGCGGCAATGCTTAGTATTGAAGAACCTAAAGCAATTATTCAAACCCCTATTAAAACTGAAGCTGGTAGACGCAGAGGAAAGCATGGCAGAGGGAAACGCAGAGGTGGCGGGGGTTTACGCTAGATGAGAGTTCAAGTTATGAATTGTGTTATGGAACTTATTATTAGGATTACTATTTTTAGGAGCATATAAACATGGAGATTACATCACATATGAATGCCCGCAGGCGAGTTACAGCTGTCCAGAAATATGTGACGTGGATCACAAACATCTACCAATAGAGGAGTGTAAGAATGGCAAAAACAAAAAGAGCAGATCAAGTCAGAAGCCTTTACAATCTGGCGAATACGTGGACACGGAAGCAGTGGGAGTTCATAAACCAGAAGGGTTATGACTTTGCTCATGATGAGCAGTTATCCCAGGATGAACGAGATATGTTAGATTCACAGGGGATGCCTACATTTACGATTAATAGAATTCTACCAGTAGTAGAGATGCTCAATTTCTATGCAACAGCTAATAATCCTAGATGGCAGGCTATTGGAGTAGAGGGTTCAGATTCAGATGTTGCTTCTGTATTTGGCAATTTAGCAGATTATGTTTGGAATCTTTCAGATGGATCTACTTTATATTCAAATGCAATTAATGATGCTATATGTAAAAGTGTTGGGTATATCCTTTTAACTGTAGATCCCGACCAAGATAATGGTATGGGTGAAGTTGTATTAAAACAGCCAGAACCTTTTGATATATATATTGATCCTAAGTCTAGAGATATGCTACTTAGAGATGCTGCTTTTATAGTTATTAGAAAAGTTCTTCCTAAAAATCATCTTATTAAATTATTTCCTGACCATAAAAGAAAGATCAATGCTGCGTCTAGTGATGAGCAAAGACAGTATAGTTGGAGTGAAAGATCTATGGGTGATAATACTCAAGAGTTATTTGCATATAATGATAATGCGGATGATGCACAGGCTATAAAACCTGATGGTGAGCAGGATAGTATGGTAGAGTTTTTTGAAGTATATGAAAAACTTAAGGTACCTCATATGAATGTCTTCTATAGGATACCTCCTAGCCAAGAACAGCTAGAACAAATGAAACAGCAAGTTCAGGTTAAGATGCAGGAGATGCAGAAGGAGATGGAAGTACAGCTTTTAGAACAACAGCAGCAGATGGAAGCTGCCGTACAATCAGGAGAAATGCTGCCAGAAAGATATGAACTTGAAATGCAGAAGGCTCAAGAAATGATGGCTCAGCAACTACAAGCAGCTGAGCAGGAATATATGAGTGAGTTGCAGAATGCAACTTCTAAAATTGAAAATAAGGTAGTTAGTGAGAAAGAATTTAATATATTAATTTCAGATGAGGAGTTTGCTGCTAATGTAGTTGGCCAGATGAGATTTCATGCCAATAGGATTAAGCAGACGTGTATAGTAGGAGATAAGTTATTATATGAAGAGATACTTCCAGAAACTATTACTGATTATCCTGTAGTACCGTTTCATTATAAATGGACAGGGACGCCATTCCCAATGAGTGCAGTATCTCCATTGATTGGCAAACAAAGAGAATTAAATAAGTCCCATCAAATTATGGTGCATAATGCATCACTTGGTAGTTCATTGCGCTGGATGCATGAAGAAGGGTCTATCGATATGGATTACTGGGAGAAGTATTCGTCTTCTCCTGGAGCCTTGTTACCTGTTAGACCTGGTGCTACTCCTCCTACCGCAGTGCCTCCAGCGCCACTCTCTAATGCTTTCTTTACAATAGTACAGGAAGGTAAGACTGATATGGAGTATCTTGCAGGTATCTATTCCTCTATGCAAGGTGATACTCAACAACAACATGAAACATTCAGGGGGATGTTGGCATTAGATGAATATGGGACAAGAAGAATAAAGCAATGGATGCAGCATTCTATTGAACCTGCTCTGCGTCAACTAGGTAGATTGGTTATGCAATTCTCTCAGGCTGTATATACAGCTAATAAGAGATTTAGAATCATCCAACCATCTGCAATACAAGAGCAGAGGGAAACTGAAATTAATATCCCTCTCTACAATGATATGGGTGAAGCAATTGGCAAATCTATGGATTTTCAGTCTGCTAAGTTTGATGTTACTATAGTAGCTGGATCTACTCTACCTGTTAATAGGTGGGCATATCTAGAAGAATTAAAACAATTAATGCAGCTAGGAGTG